ACTCGATCTTGACTTTCCTGAGGTCGTGGATGACGACCGGCCAAAGGTCTTGGACACGCATGACGAAAGCTGGATGAAACGTGCCAACGACTTTACGCCCGCCAGACTCGAGGACAGATCCTCGCCACTTGTCGATGCTTCGTAGATCAGTGAGAGCAGTGAGCGCAGTTCCTCCGAGGGGTACGAAGACGTTTGCCGCTTTGGCGTTCTGGACTTCGTACTTGAGGTACTGGGAACAATGGTGGATTTCTTCGGCTGTGGGGACTCTGTTGACCTTATCCCCACCAACCTTGTCTTTCCACGCCCACGGCCGGCACTTGACGACGTTCGTGACGTAGACGTCTTGCCGTTCGATCCCAACGAGATGGAGTTGCTTTCCGAAGATTCTTCCACTTCCGCCAACGAAAGGAGATCCGGGTACGAGCTTTTGGGGCCAGCCGTGGATCCTTGGCTCGTCTTCTCCGGGTCCTTCCCCGACGAAGAAGATTTTCGCTGTCTCAAGGGGTCCTCTTCCTGGGACAAAGCCCTCTCCTGTCTTATACGCAGGACACGCCGTGCAACCCGAAGGTTTCACGGCGGTGTTCTCGTTTCGTTCGTCTACGCCGAGTTCTTTTTCGACGAGATCGATGAGGTTCATGGCGTCCCTATGATCTGCAGGAACTCCGCTTTGGCGTTCGGGTTCAGCAAGAACACGCCCGTCATCACAGAAGTAACGATGTCACCTGTACTTCGAACACCGCGGCAGCGCATGCAACCGTGTATTCCAGTAATGGTGACTGCGCATCCTTTAGGCTCGAGGTGCTTCTCCAACGCAGCAGAGACAGCGTGGGTGAGATCCTCTTGCAGAGCGGGCACGTGCAGCGTTGATTCGACAGCGCGTGCCAACTTGCTAACGCCGATAGTATGCTTGTTTGGGATGTATCCGACATAGGCTTTCATCTCCACGGGGAAGAGGTGATGAGGGCAGATGCCGAAGACAATGTGGCCTCTGAGCACGACCATGTCGGACGACTTCGCTGGAAAGATCTTCCAGTTGTTCAGCGAGGGCGTCAGCATCTCGATGTAGGCCTTCGAGACCCGAGCCGGCGTGTCGAAGAAGTTCGGATCTTCACGCCAGTTCGGGCCTATTAGCCCCTCGAGAAAGATCTCGATGCCGTACTCCATCTTCTCGCGGTTCACTTCTCGGCGACCTCGACTTCCTCGACCTCTTCGACCGTGCAGCCGAGTTCCGTCGGTGCCGTGTTCAGATGCGCGGCAACTGCTTCGGCGATGGTCTGCGCCTGCGCGAGGTCGGCTTTGTTGTACAGAGGGAACGAGAGAAGAACGACGAAATCAGGCATTGGGGGTTCCTTCCGAGATCAGTTCGAGCGAGACGCGGGCTTCGCGGTCGTCCATGATGGCGTCGAAGTCGTCTTCGAGACCCTTGATGATCGTTTGACCATCAGGCATCTCGTTGATCTGCTTCTCCGTCCCTCTGTACTCCACGCAGATGATAATCTGTCGTTTCATCGTACCCTCAACAGCTTGTGCATCTGTGTCGACAGACGCAGTTTCGGATGTTGCAGCACCAGTTCCTGAACCAGCGACAGCTGCATCTTGTCAACGTCGAATTTCGCGTTGCGTGGTTGCAAGAAGACAGGCGTACCTGAATCCGCCCATCGTATTGCGTCTTCGATCGTAGGCCAGTGTTTCAGTTTGCCGTCTGACTCTGCAAACGGCTGAATCGCCCAGTGCTCAGGGAGCTTTGGGTTCATGTCTCCGAGACCAGGCACGATCACCTTGATTTCGTCGGCCCGCTCGACGATGGCCTCATCGAATCCGGGCTTAGGGCTTACGCAGACCCAAGGCTTATGGCCGAGCCGCGGGATGGGACGTGTTCCCGACGTCTCGACGTGGATGTTCATGTAGTACAGGGTATCGACGAGATCCGTCAAGTCCTGGTCGAGCGGCTCTCCTCCTGTGAGGCAGACGGTGTCGTAGGGGTAGGCCCACTCTCGGAGTTGTTCTGCGGTGTATTCGCCTCCGCCGAGCCATCCGTACGGCTTGTCGAAGTCGGTGTCGCAGTGTTGGCAGATTCTCTTGCCCACGCTGCACCCCACGAAGCGAATGAACGCCATCGGTTTGCCGGCGTAGACACCTTCTCCCTGGATCGACTTGAATCGTTCCGCGACAAGGTACGTCACCACGTCTCCATGATGCACGGGAGCGGCACAGCTTCGAACGATCCGCTCGCGCGAGCCCAGCAATCGCGTTGTTCGAAACAGGTGACCTTCACATGGCACCTGATCTGCGACCGAATGTACTCGCGGACGAGCTGGGCGAGATTCTCCGCCGTCGGATGCACGTTCAGCGTGACGACTTTCGTCGGAATTTCGGACTGACGAAGAAGTCCGATCAACGGGTCGAGCTTGTACAGTACGAACGCGTGGTCGAACTGCTCGAAGTAGTGTCGGACCATGTCTTTGAGGACGGAGAAATCAAGCACCATACCCTGTTCGTTCACAGGGCCGTCCAACGAGACTTCGAAGATGTAGTTGTGGCCGTGCGGATACTTGCACTTGCCGTTGTGTTCCATCAGGCGGTGGCCAAATGGAACTTCGTGTCGGAATGTCACTTCCATGTACGATTCCTCCGTATACAAATCGACGGCTTCAGCCGACATTAGGCCATTTTCCGTGGAGGCGGACTGTCTCTGCGATACGATGAGCAGCGTCGGACAGGATCTCGTTGACTTCAGTACGCACCTCCAGGTTCGACATCATGTCGGAGATCATGCTATGAGCGATAAGGTCGTGTGTCTCCAGTGAGACCGCCACGATGCCCCCCTTCTTGGGGTGTAAGTGAAGGCTGCGTTCCAACCGCATACTGATTCGCCTGCCTTTCGTTGTAGATGCGGAGTTCAGCCTGCCGCTTCTGCTCTTCGTGGTAACAACGAGCCTTCTCGTCGTAGTCGTCGATAAGCGTCTCTTGCGACATCATCAACGTGATACAGCCCCACGCGGCCGCCGCTAAGTCGTCGTCGTGGTTGAACTTCGTCGGATCGAAGTCTCGGAGGAAGGTATCACGTGCCTTCATCAGGTGGTCGATGACGTGGTTGTACGCGTCACGCATCGCTGAGGGATCGCGCAGACCCTTCTCCCAGTTCCACTCGCCGTACTTCGTGCCGAGCTGGTACCGCTCAGCGATTCGAACGAGCGCGCGAGTCGGAATCAGGTCGAATCTCGGATGCACTTCGCTTCGGATCATGCCCGACGGATGCGTGTGCGTCGGTTCCGTCTCTTCGGCAGAATTCACAGTAGTATCCTTTCTTGTGGAAGAGGGGCTGGTGCGTATTGGTCAGAATACACCAGAGAGTTCTCCACGATGTTTCCGCGAAATAACGCACCAGCCCTCTTTTCATGTTACTCGGATCCGTCGGTGACCTGGTCGAGCATGGACAGCGGCATGGTCTTGCCGAGCTGGTTCCGCTTCGAACCAGCGTAGATGCCCTTCCCTTCGGCGACGGTGATCACGCCGAGGAACTCCGCGCCGACGATGATGTCGGTGTCGAACGGGGAGTCCGGATCGACCTCGATCTCCGCCGCCTTGATGATGTTGCGGATGTGGTACGCCTTGCCCTTCTGGAGCGGGCACATCACGAAGAGGTGTCGACCGAGGCTCTGCTCGTGCTCGCCGGTCACGATGCAGTCGATCACGCAGTACGGATGACGCTTGTTCTCGTCCGTCGCGTTGGGATCACCCTTCGTGACCTTGACCTTGGCCACGCGGAGGTGGTACGTGCCCTTGGGAATGAGGTCATCTTCCATGACCTCGCCGAGGTTGATGCCGTCTACGATCATTTCGTGTCTCCGGTTGTTGGAGTTGCTGGTGTGAGACGTGACATCATTGACACGTCCCCCTTCAAAAGCCTGCACAGTGCGTCTACGTCGGGCTCGATGTACTTGGGGACCTTAACCCCGTCGATGCGCACGCGTGCTACTGCCTGGTCCTCGACGACTGTGACGAATCGCCGCTTACCATTCACCATTCGCATACGAACTGTAGCCTCTGGCCATCCTGGAACTTCACGAGGAAGACGAGCACCAGGGAGGTCAGGGGCAGGGATCTGTTCGAATACGGATGAGTCCTTCGAGATCGAGAGGAGCCCTTCTCGTGCAATGAGACAGAGGTCAACTGGCAGGTCGAGAAAGGCCTGGATGAGGATTCGTCCGCGCTCGGCGAGAAACTGATACACCTTACGTGGATCGAACCCTTCTCCTTTTTCCACGACACCCACTTCGGCGAATCCGTAAGCGTCTTTTCGGCCGTACGCCGTAATGGCTTCTTCTTCCCACTCGTCGCCGGAAGCGGTGATGCTGTCCCAGAAGAGAAGGTCTGGTTCATACCCGTCGATCTCCATCTTCGCCTTCAAGTGGCCCAGCAGCATCTTCATCTGCTGGGTGCCTTGAGAGATCCGGAGGAAGGGTACGTCGCTTCGCGAAAGAGTCAACAGCCCCTTCGTAGACCCAATCTCCGTCGCGATCACGAGAGGCTTACGACCCCTCGCCTTCGCTTCTTTTGCGAGGTGCGTCTTCCCCACTCCCGCCGGTCCGTACACCAGGATCGTTGCGAACGTCGCCGCCAGGTCCGACGTTCTCTCCAGTTTCGGGAGTGCTATTCTCGTTCTTGCCTTCGGCGTCACCGGAGAAACTGGTGTGGTCGGTGCTTCTGCCATCTGCTCTCCCTACGACGTCGTAGAACAGTTTGCCTTCCACGACCATCATGGTCAGGAAAGGCTTCGGAAAGGCCTGACCCTCGCGCTTGATTGCGAGGACAGCACCCTGCTTCGCTGGAGAAAGCGGGAGAGCG